GCTGTGGCAGCGCGACGTGTCGCGGTTCAACCCCTCGGCCACACCGCCCGAGACGGACCACAAGCGCAGCCTGGTCGAGCAGTCGATGTCGATGGTCGAGAGCCGCCTGGTCGAGATGATCAAGGAAGGTCAGGGTGGGTTCAGCCGGGGCTGGGTATGCTCGCCGTTCCACCACATCATCGAGGATCTGGACGGGCGCATGGGCAAGCCGGTGTATCCATCGACGCTGATGCACGCGCTGAAGGAGGCGGGTTGGGTTGACATGGGGCGGCTAGGCTCGACCGACCTGCCGACCAAGAAACACATCTGGTGCGCCAAGGCGCTCGCCAAGAGCTACAGCAAGTCGGACCTGCGGCGGCTGGTAGAGGGTTGACAGGGTATAACCGGATTGGTTACAAGGGGGCCGTCGTCCACACCGACACCTCCCACGCTGGCCCGGCGGGTGCTCCTCCCCGCCGGGCCTTTTACTGTTCGGGGTAGAAGGCGAGTTGGTGGGCCAGGCGCTGCGCATGGCTGCGGCTGCTCATCTCATAATCCCTTTTACGTCAGGCAGTAGCGCCTTACTCTGGCATGTGCGGCGCAAGCACGACCGGATACCAGACGGGCTAATGGCTGCGTTGCAGTGGCTGCACCAGATGGATGCAGCGTCGTGGTTGGGTTGTCCGGTCACGGCGCGTTACCTCCAACTGGGTTGGGCAGACCGACAGGCGCAGCGGTTCCTACGACAGAACCAAAAGGCACAGCGTCACCGGTCCACGGCGACTCATTCATCGGTCCCTTGCAGTCGGCCAGCCTTACGCCGTTGACTTTGCGCGGGCGCACCGCGCATGGGAAGCTCCACATGTTGCTCATGCCACCTCCGGGTGCAGACGTAGTGATAAAGGTCCGCTTGACGGACGGCAGCACCGCCCAGTTGGGTAGCTGCGGATAGCTGGTGACGGGCGAGAACAGGCTCCAGACAGTCTTAGGTGTGCCGTCCGGGCTGTCGCACGATCCGTGCATCAAGTTAAGGTCCGCGATGCTAGGCCCACGCAGCACCGGGCAGACGGAGATGCCAGCCTGAAACTCCTTGCCGTTAACCTTCACAGTCTCGCCGGGGATGGCGACGGTCGGGCTGCTGGCGCACAATGCGTATGGCTTGTGGCATATAGCTAGCGCAGGGCTGGCGATGGCCGGGGTCGAGGTCGATGCAGCCATGAGGGCTGCGAATGCTAGATACTTCATGCGTCGTTCCTTTTGTAAACCATATTGGAGGGATTTTATCGGGTATCGCGGCCGGCAGACAGGCTCAATCATCGCCCAACTCCTTCAACAGTTCCGCCAGTCCGCAAGAGCAACACTGCGGCGGCCACGCCCCGGTCAAGCAATCGCCGTCATGCACAGCATACCCGCGCAGCCTTTCGAGCGCGGCGGCGGCAGCGCGTTCTTTCTCTGTTGGTGGCGTGACCAATACAACGTCGGCGTTTATCGTCACGGCGCTAGACCGCAGTCGTTTAATCAGACCCATGCTCGCCTCCTGCGATGGCTTGCGCGTCCGTGATGAGCGCCTCTCGCGCCACACTCTCGACCCATTCGGGCGACAGGTCATTTGGCATCAATAGCATCCATCAGCAGGTTGTATTCGATCAGGCGAAGAACTCCGATCACAGCCATCAGCGGGACTTCCCCCTCAAACTGCATGATCGCATCGGCGACGGCTTCCGCCATATCGGCTTGGCGAGGGAACGGCGACCCGCCGAAATTAACTTTGATAACGTCCGCCATGTGGTTAGTCCTGTTCCAGGGTGGTGGCAGACTTACCCCTCCGGTCTGCCAGCGGAGAAGGAAACAGGGTCTAGCCTGCCGGGTTGCTGACGACGATACGCACAGGCGTTCCGTCGATTGTCGTGTCGATGCAGTATTCCCCCAGCCCTGCACCTGCATCGGTTGCTGCGCCATGGTCCGCCAGAACGCCTGCGACAATTTCGCGCAAGGCCATGCCTACAGCGATGACAGGATCATCGGCCATCTGTGGCAGGGATTGTAGGATAGCGCCTAGCGACAGGTCATTTGGCATCGCTGGCATCCTTGATGACGGTGGTGGGGTCGAGGTTGTCGGTTCAGTCATCGGTCGGTCCTTTCAGGGCCAAAATGTGCTTATTCCGCATTTCTGACAGTGCCATGCAGAGGTCTGAAACATCGGATCAAAAGTAGTGCTGTGATGATGCCTTCCGTGAAAGATAACACACCACAATCGCAGGGTGGCGTTACGCATCGGTCGGTCCTTTCGGAACATAAGATTCGGGATTGTCGCAATCCGCCGATCTCGCGGCGTTTCCAATTCCCGGCCCTGCTCGCGCTTTTGTGCTTCTGCCAAAACATCAGGAGAACCGCCTACCTGGGCAAGACACTTGACCCCGTTAAAGGTGAACTCGACATCGCAACGAAGAATGTCGGCTATAGTCTGCGCATCCTCTGCCGCACGTAGAATATGGCAACCGGGATTTATCTCGATCTTGAGTGTAGCAACCATCACCGTTGCCCCTTCGCGCGTTCGGCCAGCATGGCGTCGGCTACTGAATAGGAGCCTCTCGCCACTTTTTCGTTATCCCAACCCTTAATCGCGTGTGGGCTTGCCGCAAAACCAGCCAAAGCCTGCCCGGCGAAGTGGTCTCGCAGTGTCATGCCGGGCGCTGGTTTGCCGGGCTTAAGTGTGGTGCGGGTGTCATCATCGGCATCGGCCTCTGCTGGTTCGTCCAGCAGGAGGCGCAGGAGGCGGGCTAAGCACGGTAGAGACTCAGGCCCAAAACTAACCCGCGACACATTCTGCGTCGATAGGTCAGCAAGCCAATTCGAGGCCTTCGTTCGATCCTCCTCGCTCACCCGGTCAACATAGCGGGCGAAGGCGTCGCGGTAGGCTACAGCCGGGTCAGTTGATGTAGTTGTCTCGCGTCGAGCCAGATCATCGGCGCGCTTGTAGGCTTCGGTTGAGATTGTGTCGGTCATGTCAAGCGTCCTTCGGGAGTGTGATGGCTTCAGCCTTCTGCTGGTTCACGTAGTCATCGAACACCTTCTGACGCTCGGTCAGGATCAGGTTCGCGGCTTTCCATGCCTGCTGCGCCTGTTCATGCGCGGCAAACGTCTGACGATCTTCGGCCCGCGCGTCCCGCACAAGGGATGCCAGCACGTTGTATTTCTCAATGTCCACGGTTCAGTATTCCTTCCTTGAGGGCCAGCGCGACGGCGTGGACCATGTTGCGTGCGCCCAGCTCGGCCAGGGCGTGCTCGCGGTGGGTGTCCACTGTGCGCGGGCTGACGCCGAGTTGTGCGGCGATCTCCGGGGTTGTCAGCCCCTCGGAGGCCATGCGCAGCACGTCGATCTGTCGCTCGGTGAGGTTAGTCATATCGATAGGCGTCCTTTATCGTGAGGTTGTCAGGGGTGCAGCCTATACCGCCGTAGCGTTCCACGGCCTTGGCGCGTGCGTCGGCCTCATCGGCAGCCAGGATATAGGCCACGGTGCTGTCGCCCTTGCCGGTGCGAAACTCGGCGGCGTAGAACTTTCTGGCGTTCATCTTACCACTTCCCCTTGCGTTTGCCGTGCCACAGACCGGCGATGGTGAACAGGACGTTGAAGGCGAGCCATGCGCCCAGGGCGGCCAGGACGGTCATACGACTTCCGGCAGATGGCCGAGCGCCTTGATGAGCGTCCGCTTCTCGCCCCTGCGGTATGCGTTCCAGCCATGCAGGATGACTTCAATCTTGGTTGCAGCTCCCGCCTTGCCAATCGCCGTCAGCTTGTTTCGGACAAGATAAGCAGGATCGGTGCGCTCCAGCATCTCTCCGGTTATGACAGACGAATAATAATCGTCCGCCGCCGCCTGGTTTATGTGCCTGCTTACGTGGTAGCAGAAGGACAGCGGCGAGGGAGCCACCATGCCCTTGGTCCGGTCGCGCGCGTTAACTGCGTAGCGTGCGCTGGTAACGCACTCGTCAAGGTGCGCAGACAGGTATTCGGCAATCTGTGCGTTGGTGACGCGGTTCCCGCCCATAATTGTTCCGTGCTTCTCGTAGGATACCAGCAGTCGCACCAAACCGGCCACAACATTGCCGTTCGGCACCCCGCTCATGCTGGCGTAGTCGCCTGCTCCCTTGGTCTTACCCTGATTAGTAGTCTTGCGGCTCTCCCTGTCGGGACCGAACACGATCAGCGCGGGGATAGCAATGCCCGTCCGAACAACAGCCGCGCAACGGTGTTGACCGTCATTGAGCGTGCCTTCATTCGAGACAATGATAGTCTCCCCATTCGCGCGCCAGCGGCCTTCCTCGATGTCGGTCGAGTAGGTAGCGATGCGGTTCTCGTTCAGCGCCCGGTTCTCGGCGTTGCGCTCTAGCAAGGCTTGCGCCAGCACGGGGTTAAGTGTGACAGACTGGGCGAATATGCCGCGCTCCGAACGGATCGCGCTCTCCATGATCCAGTCGGCGTACACATCGATGTTCTCGGTAGTTACAGCTTTAGTAGACATTGTACTTCTCCTCGGTTGATAGGTTTAGTCTATTCTCACAGCAGCCCCCTTGCGATCACCGCCTGGCGCAGGTGGTGGACCGAGAAACCCCAGCAGCCCACAGCGCGGGCGTAGGAGGCGGTCAGGGCGCGCAGACGCAGGTCAGCGCACCGGAGGTCGGCGGCGATCCTGTCGCGCTCCTTGAGGGCCTCAGCGGCCTCTCTGGCGATGGATGCGTCTGTCGGTAGGGCGACGGTGTCAATCATAGCCATTGGCTTGTTCCCATTTGTAAATCTCACCCTGTACCTCCTCGATGGTGGCGAGGGCGTCAGCCAGTTCGCGTTCAAGGTCTGCGATAATACGGGACATGTTGTCCATGTCGCGTTCGAGCAGCGTGGCAGCGTCGGCGTCCGGCGCATCCTCCAGCCGCTCGGCCAGGGTGATGCACAATTCCGGGTCGGTGAGGCGGTCGGTTAGGACGGCTTCGATCAGGCGCTTGTCGGGCTGGCTGCGCCAGTAAGTTCTATCGTGGTTCATGACGTTTGCTCCTCAGCAGTAATTCGCGCATGTTATGCCTTGCGCGGGTGTTGTCAAATGGTTTGTTGCGTTAGCGTGCATGGCTGCACAAATGGCGGGCCAGGCTCCTACGCTGGCCCGCCTCTTGTGAAGTCAGTAGACGCGCGCAAAGGTGACTTCGCGGTCCAAGGGGACAACACGCCCATCGGGCAGGCGCACCATGCTCTCGCCTTTGTCGCGATAGACGGAATAGTTAAGCCCGAATTGGTGGCTGGCCTGTTCCATCTTGCGGCGGGTTGTCACCGTGTCCCATCCGCCAGTGCGCAAGGTGACGTTGTGACGATCAAAGGCAACGATCTGGGTGGAATGATAGGTAACGCAGGTGAGATCGCCGCAACTGGCAATTGTGGTAGCGTAGGGGCTGAGTGCGTTCATCTGTGGCATGTCGATTGCTCCTCTAGTTAGTGCTTGGCTGCACAAGAGGCAGGCGAGACGGCGCTCGCCTGCGACCAGTGAAGTCAGACTTCTTTATGGCCGCGCGCGGCAAGCAGACGGTCCAGCTTCTGTAGGTCTCGGCCATACTCGGCCTGATACATTATCGCCTCGTCCAGCTGCGCTGGCGTATAGGTGCGGTAATCGGCAGGGTTGAACTTGCGGGCCTTTGTCATTTCCATTTCCTCCAGGTTGCGAGCGAGTGCGCCAGCGACGCCAGCGCCACTGCTCCGGTGACGATAAACAGGATGTTGATGGCTGTTTGGATCATGCGAAATAATCCCCAAGGATCATGTCGGCGATGGCGCCGCGCTTGTCGGCTGGCAACACGTCCAGCGCCGCGATATTCTCTAGCATGGTTGCTGTCGCGTCGCCTGGCTGAATATAGACGTATATGCCAGCTGGGCTGCATATTGCCATGCCAACGCGCATGGGCGCGTAGCTATAGCCACCACCAATATCGATCAGGATCATTGTCATATGCTCCAATATGCGCGCAATGCGTCGATTGCGCCGTCAACGTCAAATACAAGCAAGCAATCCGTCATTGCCTCAATTGCGTTCTCACGCGCGACAGTGACAGTCTCGTCAATCGAGTGATCGCGCCAATCGTCATGGAACGCGAATTCGGTTGCGTATGCTGCGCCAGAGATTGCTTTGATATTGCGTTCTGATCCGTCTAAGATTGAACGGATGAACGCGGAATTGACGTGTGCGAAGTTTTGCATTGTGTTATCCTCTAGTTGCATTGTCATAATATTATCCTTTATGCGGCCAATTCAACGCGCCAATAACCCCGGCGCGGGCTTGCCATAAACGCGGAATAATCTTTGGCTTTCATCGCGTCGCTTGCCTTGCGGATAAGCGCGATATCACGGCCAAAATGAAATTCAGTCCAATTCTTCGGATAGACACCGAATACCCATAAATGCTGGATAGCTTGATCCGCCGTTTCATAGGTCTGCCCACGCGGGGCTTTGATATTAACGTGCATAGCGATTGCTCCGTTGGTTAAAATGGACTGGCGTTTGCGTCGCCATTGCCGCTCTTATCCGCGCGAATTACCTAGGCGTCAATATGTTTTTGACAGGCTAGGTGCATTTTGTTGATAAGTGCTTGTAAATGCATCATATAGTCACATTCTAGGTCATGTTCTAGGTCATCTTCGTGCGAAATACGGATGCTGGGAGGGTTTTGCGGCGATGGCGCAAAATGGCTGCATCCGTAATAGTCACGCCATTGCCATGAAATATGCTACTTCTGGGCCATATTCTAGGTCATGGTTTTGGCGCGCATATTGCTGTAGTCGTTACAGTATTCCAGTTTCTAGGCTATAAAAGGGTAAAAAGCTGAAGTCTGGGCTCCTCCCGTATAGCCAGCGACTTGGAGGCCGTGACAATATAGCCTAGGTGACCTAGAACTCGATCAGCCATTGTCCCGAGCCGCACGTCATAAACCAGTATTTATACGGAGGCTGCACAGCGCCATCACAACACCAGGCGCTAGGTTAGCTAACGAACCAAAACTAACCAAATAGGTTAAAGAGAATGGTGGTTTAACCACAGGCTGGGACCAGGACCAGGACCAGGACCAGGACCAGAACCAGGACCAGGACCAGGACCAGGACCAGGACCAGGACCAGGACCAGGACCAGGACCAGGATGGGCGCTTGGCGTGCTCGCCAGTCGGCGAGCTGTCGCCGCGCGCCGTTCGCTGCTAGTGTTCTAGAATGTTAGAAGGCTAGATCACTAGGCTGGATGCAAGCTAGAATGTTAGCTTGTGTTCGAGGCCGGGGGTACAGGGCCATGTGGTTTGGGCTGTGGCGGGGGCAGGGGCCACAAACAAAAAATCGTATTTTTTATTTTTTGTAGCCTCTAACCAAAAGCCTCCCGGCCACACACACCCACCAACCAGAAGTTGACGGCTAAAAATTTTTATTGCATCCTGCTCGCCATGCTGTTCCGCGACATCCCCTACGAGAGCCGCGTCCTGAAAGCGACCGAGGCGCGTCTGGAGGCGATCTACGCCGCCGCGCACGCGGGTCTGAAGGGGGACAGCCTCGCCCTGTCCGCCGGGATGCGCCCGGACGAGTGGCGACGCCTCCAGCAGTTCGACCCCATCGCGGAGATGGCGGAGATGAAAGGTAGGGCTGACAGCGAGATGGAGGCCGCCAGCGTCATCAACCGCGCCATCGCCTCCCCGGACATCACTTTGGCCGCCAAGATGGCGGTCGAAAAGCTGCGCTACCAGCACCAGTGGGTCGCCAAGCAGCAGATCGACGTGATGGTCGACCAGCAGATCAGCATCACCGGGGCGCTGGAAGAGGCCCGCCACCGCGTGATCGAGGCGCGCTGGAGCGAGGCGACTGATGCCGTACTGCTGACCGCACCGGCGGACGACAGCGCCGCCTGATGCAGACCCAGCTATATCCGGCCCGCAGCGAGCAGGACATCATGGCCGACCTGTGGTCGCCCGGCCTCGCCAACGACCCGCTCGCCTTCGTCATGTTCGTCTTTCCGTGGGGCAAGCCCGGCACGCCGCTCCAACACTTCGCCGGGCCGCGCAAATGGCAGCGCGACGTGCTGCGCAGCCTCGCCGCGCACATCAAGGCGAACGACGGCAAGATCGACTTCGACACCCTGCGCGACGCTACGGCGTCAGGACGAGGCATCGGCAAGTCCGCGCTGGTCTCATGGCTCGTCATCTGGATGCTCAGCACCCGGATCGGCAGCACCACCATAGTCTCGGCCAACTCGGAAGCGCAGCTACGCTCGGTCACATGGGCCGAGATCACCAAATGGCTCTCGATGGCCGTGCACAGCCACTGGTTCGAGGTCAGCGCCACCCGCGTCATGCCCGCCAAGTGGCTGACCGAGCTGGTCGAGCGCGACATGAAGCTCGGCACCCGCTACTGGGCCATTGAGGGCCGCCTGTGGTCGGAAGAAAACCCCGACGCCTTCGCCGGGGTGCACAACTTCGCCGGGGTGATGCTCATCTTCGATGAAAGTTCGGGTATTCCGGACACCATCTGGGCCGTCAGCAGCGGGTTTTTCACCGAAAACACGCCAAATCGCTTCTGGTTCGCCTTTTCCAACCCGCGCCGCAATTCTGGGTACTTCTATGAGTGTTTTAACGGAAAAAGAGACTTCTGGAATACGCGAAATATTGATGCGAGAAGCGTTGAAGGAACTGATAAGGCCGTATATCAGCAAATCATCGACGAATACGGGCCTGACAGCCCGCAAGCGCATATTGAGGTCTACGGCAGTTTTCCCGCTGCGGGCGATGACCAGTTTGTCCCATCCAACCTCGTAGATGAGGCCCGCAAGCGCGACATCACCCCCGACCCGGAAGCACCCATCGTCGTCGGCGTCGATCCGGCCCGGTTTGGCAGCGACGCCACCGTCATCGCCATCCGCCAGGGCCGCACCATCGTCGAGATCCGCAGGCATCGCGGTGACGACACCATGGAGACGGTTGGCAGGGTCATCGACGTGATCGAGGAATACAGGCCCGCGCTGGTCGTGGTTGATGAAGGTGGCCTCGGCGCGGGCGTGGTAGACCGGCTCAAAGAGCAACGCTACAAAATCAGGGGTGTCAACTTCGGCAACAAGTCGGCCAAGCCGCTGATGTGGGTCAACAAGCGCGCCGAGATGTGGGGGGCCATGCGCGACTGGCTGCGCACCGGCAGCATCCCCGACGACCGCTACCTGAAAGGGGACCTGACCGGCCCCATGACCAAGTATGACAGCAAGGGCGCGATCCAGCTGGAGAGCAAGAAGGACATGAAGGCCCGTGGCCTCGCCTCGCCCGACGCCGCCGACGCCATCGCGGTAACCTTCGCCTTCCCGGTCGGGCGGCGCGAGGCCCGCGACGGCTCCGCCAGCGGCCCCCGGAGCGGCGTTGACAGCGGACGCCTCCACGGCTACTCTCCCGGCAGCGCCTCCGCTGGCTGGATGTCGCACTGACCTGAGAGGCACACATGTCCCTGCTACAGCGGATAGAGCGAGACAGCCACACCATCCCCGGACGGGGCTTCCGGGTTATCCTGCCGCTGTTCGTATGGCTTGGCCGAGGCTATGACATCATCATGGATCGCCAGCACTACGGCTGGTGGGCCTGGAGCTTCGCCCTCTCGGTCGAGCGGCTGGGCTACCCCGGCGAATTCGTCGGGTTGCGCACCACCCTCGCATGGGGACACGCGCCCATCGGGCATAACCGGAAAGCAGCCGCCTGATGCCCGGTCTGGATAAAGGCTTCCCGAAAGCGGTTTATGGCGTCCCCGTGCGTGACGTCCTGGACCCCGGCGAGGATGACTTCTTCCGCAAGCACCCCGATACCGCCGGGATGGCGGCGGATGACGACCATATCATCCTGAACCCGTATAGCCCGCGAACTGCGGAGGAAAAGGCGTTAGTCGCCGTGAACGAGGCCGCGCGGGTGCTCATGAGCAAGAACGCGGTTCCCCGGCCTACCTATGAACTGACCCCGGAGCAGCAGGAAAAGTTCAAGGACTACTCGGCCAACCCGGACGACATCCGGCAGACCATCGCCGGGCGGATACTGTCAAACGACCCGTCGGCCATCAACCCGACGGATGAGCAGCGCGCCTACGTCGATATGCTGCGCAAGTTCATGGGGGTAACCGCCGGTGGCAGGTAACGACGTCGTGGCCGCTGGCAAGGTCGCCAACGCCGGGAGCAACCCCGAGCGTCGCAGCGGGGACGACACCGACCGCCTCGCGACCATGCGCTCGCGCTACACCATGGCGATGGCGGCCTACTCCGACAGCCGCGAGGACGAGCTGGACGACTTGCGGTTCGAGGCAGGCTCGCCCGACAACCAGTGGCAGTGGCCTGCCGACGTGCTCGGCACACGCGGCGCGGTGCAGGGCCAGACCATCAACGCAAGGCCCTGCCTGACCATCAACAAGCTGCCCCAGCACGTCCGGCAGGTGACCAACGAGCAGCGGCAGAACAG